TTAGAACCATGTATTTAGCGGGAAATTCGCCAGTCTCAGAAATGACATATTGTTTTTTTGCCATTGTTCTCTCCTAATTAATCGGAATATACCTTTACCATCTCTAAAACGATAGAATAAGTGTCTCCTGAGCTGTGACCTACTGTTGTAAACAGAATGTCACCATTTTTACCGCTACCTGAATTATTTGGAATACCACCAAAGTCTTTAAAATCCATGTGTCCATTACTACTTTCAGCTAATTCCATCAAAAGAACATTAGCGCTAGCGTTAAGAAACATTTGGACAGACATACCAACGATGGCATGGCTCACTCGCATTACTCTAACCTCAGAACAGGAAGTACCTGCTGCGTTAGCTGCTAAAGCAGATACATCTACTTTAGCTACTGCGGATTCGCCACTGCCATCACTGACATTGGTAAACTTCATAATACAATTTCTTTCGCCATCCTCAATAGTCTGGGAAGTTACTGCATCAGCCATAATATACTCCTAGTTAAGCTATATTCATGTTAATTAATGAATACTCAGTAGATGCTCTCACAGCCATAACATCGCCAATTTCTTGAAGAACATTATCGGTTGCTGGTGCAACTCCGCCTGCTGTACCGCCTGAACGAACTGCTGCATTACCTACAACTAAAGTTCCTACAGTCAATAGTGATGCTGGACCTTTAATCGTAAACCAAGCATAGTAACTGGCTGTTGTATCCATAACAGTAGCACCCATAATAGCACCTGTTTCTGCTGCTGGTGCAACAATTAAACCTGTGTTTGGATTAGCAATTAATGATAATTCTGAACTGGTTGTTAAAGCAGTTGCTAGATCATCATAACAAGTAATTATTACTGAAGGATCGGCTGAATGATCATGTGCTGGATTAGATTCTACTCTAAGCATTTGACCTTCACCATTAACATCGTTAACCCACAGATAACCACCTGCGTATTGATTAAGTGTCATATCAGTACCATTAGTTTCAACAGAAATTGCAGTTTCACCTGCTGCCACTGCTGCGGTTGCTGTCATATTTGTATGATGAGCAACGACTGCTGCGTGTTGAACTAACTTACCAGCAGTAACTGCTGTTCCGCCATTTTGCATATATCTAAGTATGTTGTTTCCATACTGCATGGTTGTTCCTAATGGGAATAGTTCACTAGAACTTTCTGCATAAGGATCGGCTGTTGCTGCTAAAGAACCGCCTTTACCAATGATTACACCTGCTGGACCATATCCAGTGGTCGCGGTATAACGAATATCAGCACCATCTTTAACATACAGTTGATCGTCAACTGTTATATCACCATCAGTGTCTATATTACCACTTGAGTCTATATCTAATATAGTTGTTATAGCACCAGTGGATGAATTTTTTGAGATTACCTCAAAACCATTTTCGGACCGGACTGGTCCATTAAAAGTTGAATTTGCCATAATTAAGTCTCCTTAATAACCCTATCGTCTTTTGGCATTGTCTGCTAGGTCAGTCGATAGGTAAAGTTTACCCTAGAAAAGTTTAATGGGAGTTGAGGAACAAACCCTCCCATAAATGGTTCGATATGATAACTTATCCGATTAGGATGATCCGGGTGACCCGAAGATACCTAGCGGATCAGATACACCAAAGGAGTATCTTTCTCTTGCTTTGTATCTAACATTACCTGTAGTGAAATCACCATCCATGCTTGTTTGCATAGGGGTTCTTTCAAAATGCTTCATGCCGTCAGGAATATCTGTAGTCAAGAAGAATGCATTTGTGTCAGTCAAATAATGATTGACAGAATACCCTTCTGGAATTACTCCATTCGTTTTGATCGCATTAATATCGTTATCAGATGTTCCTACACGATAGCTACTATCAAGTAGTCGTGTGGCAACAAACTGAAGATCGGTAGGAATGATCAATTTTCTTGCACGAGCAGCAATTAATAAACCTCTTTCGTCTGTCCATTTAGAGATTTGTATAATCGCGTCTTCAAGTGATGTTTCATTTAAATCTGCACCTGTACTGGGTCGATTACTGTTTGTGCCACCATTCACCAAGGGGTGAGCAGTGCTAAACAGAGCGACATCATCGCCAGATTTAAATGTGGTACTGAATCCATTGTTAAGTGGATATGCTGATTTTACCTGTTTTGTGTAAGCCATTGCACGAGCCAAAGCTTTGGTGTATCTAGCAGATAAAGAAACATAGAGGTTATCCTCCATTGCTTCTTCAGTGATAGAAAATCCCATCCCAATAGTTTCGTGTGTATAGCGAGCCACATAAGATTCTTGCGCTGTATCAAAAGTGATAGCAGAGCCTTCATCCTTAACGGGTGCAGCACCAAATCCTGAAAGTTTTAACTCTTCTTCAAATGATCTATCAGATGATTCAGTGTCATAAATTTCAGCGTGTTCGTTCTCATAAGCCGCATATTCTTCTCCAAAAAGGGCGTTTAAACCCGGAAGAAGTTGTTTTAGCTCATTTGCTCTAGATATAGAAGCCATAGTATATTACCTCTTAGCCTATACCAGTTGTGTTGAGCAACTGATGACCGACATTAAACATTACTAATACATCTGTGTAAGCATCTCCAACAGCACTATCTGGTCCATCGACAAAGTCGATGATTTTTACAGGTAGTGTAGCAGTAGTTGCAACAGTAGATATATCAACCGAGTTTTTGCTGTTACCAATCGCAGTCGAGCCAGCAGTTTGCACTACAGCACAGTTTTTACCAAGATCATCTTGGTCCGCTGCGCCATCACATTGCATTTGCATGACTATAAAGGGATCGATTGCAACAAACGCCACAATATCATCGGCAGCAATAGATGCTGGAAAATATTGATTAGGCGTGAATTGACCTGTGGTTGGATCAGTATATTGGCATCCCAAGAAAATTCCAATTGGAGTACAAGCCGTAGTACCACTATCTAATTGAATAGTAGTATTAGGATTATCATCCGCAAGTTTTACAAAATCTCCATAGAATATGGCAGTACCATACGCATTTTTGATTTTATATTGCTTTACTTGGTTATTAAATGCACAAGATATTATCGAACCAACTGGTCGCGCTCCGTGAGGAGTAGCTGAAGTTGACATAAGTGTCTCCTTAATTTAATAGTTAAAAGGCGATATTAAGAATCTCGCCCAAATGAAGTCCTCGATTTCCTCTCAAAAACAGTCTTTGTAGGCATACGAGGGTCTTGATCTTTGAAATAAGCGTTGTCGACAGACTCGATTTGGTCTTTTGACATACGAGCAAAATGTTCATCCCTAGCTTCCGCCATTTCTTTGGGCATTTTACATAAGAGACATCCACCAATTTCCACATGTCCTTTGTTGGACCATTCAGAATTGTGATCATTCATTACTTGCAGTTCTGGATGCTCGCTAGAATTAACTGGCTGCCATCCGCTACGAAGTTGTTTGGAGACATTTGGATTATCCACTTGTCCTAACAAACTAGTTCTGATCCACCTGAATACCCATCCCTCTTGAGGGTCAGGGTTTGGTAAATTAGTTGGACTCTCCCAACTTGTATATCGTTGTTCTTTCTCACGACTTTCTAAATCTCTAGGATTTTTGTTAATAGAAGTTTCTTCTTCAGAAACAGGTTTACTCTCTTGAACATCCTTGTTTACAGTATTATCACTCATATTAACCTTCCTCTAGTTTTAGATATTGAGCAGCATAAGCTTGTGGACTTATGTTCAGTTGCCTTGCGACTCTTATCTGATCTTTACTTAACGATACTTTGCGAGGTTTCTTCCCATTACTTCTAGTAGTAGGTGCAACCACACTCGCGGGTTGTTTTGAGTCAATCTCTACAACTTCCGTTGCTTGAGGCTGGACTCCAAAAAAATTTGGAAATCTTACTTTCATACGCGTATCAATTTCATGGTAATAGCCAGTAGCATTTGCTGAAGGGTCTACACCCTCTCCTCTAACTTCTTGATCTAAATACATTGCATACGATGTCATTTGTTCATGTACAGGGTCAGCATTATTCATAAACCAAGGGTTTTTATCTGACCAAGCTTGCATATCTGGATCAAGCTTTTGTTTTGTAACAGCAGGCTCTTGTATTGGAGGCAAGTTTTGTGATGCGTGTTGCATAACCATATTTGCATACTGACCTGCTTGCTGTTCTGCGATTGTAGCTTTAGCAATGTCTGCCTGTGCAGAACCTATTGCTTCAGAATCACCTTCATCATAAGCTTTAGTTAGTTTTTGTTGTGCAGAATTCAATGCCCATTGTGCATTATTTAATGCTTGCTTATTAAGAACATCACTTCCTTGGTTTACAAAACTATTAAGTCTTTGATTTTCTTGCATTAATTCTTTAAGTTGTGCAACCGCTTCTCTTTCTGCTCCTAAAGCCGCTTCTTTTGCTTTTCTTTCTGAATCATATTGACCACGAATAGTGTCAATTTCATTACCAACTGATTCTTGTGGCTCACTTTCAGATTCAACTTCTAATCTTTCTACAACAGTAGCTGGTTCTTGATTAATTAATTCAACTTCTGGTGCTTCAGAAACTACATCATTTTTTATACCAAAAAATTGATCTTGTATTGTTTCTTCTGCGTTACTATTTACTACATCGCTCATGCTCTAACCACTCCCTTTGGGTCTTCAACAACTGCTTCCACAGTGTCATCATTAATGATACGAAATTCTTTTCCATAAAGCTTTAAACGAGTGCCTGAATAACCACGAAAAACAATCCAATCTCCTTTTTTGCACCAAGGTCCACTAGGAAATCTTTTTTTATCTTGGTAACAATCATTGCCCATTTTTAAAACATACCCACAAATATTAGAAACTTCTTCTTCATCTCTTGTTTGCTGTGCTTTAATAATACCGCCATCAGTTTTTTCATCTGCTTCTGGCATTGCAACTAATATACGCCAACCCATAGGGTCTGGTAATTGGCTTTTATCTTTAGACTCTTCTATTGTTTTTATTTTTTCTTCTGCTTGCATTATGAAATAAATTTCAGTTAATCCGCCTTAATAAATTTTTCTACCCAATCTAAGGCTTCGCGTTCAGCTAAGGCTAACCCTTCAATAATACCAACCATTTTCTGATACTGTGCATAATCTTGACAAGCACCAGTTGATATATGATCTGCATGATCATTCATCATTTCACGCAACCTTCTTATTAAGAATTCTGAAAGTGATTGCTCTTTGATATCATTCTGACTCACGATCACTATCTTCTGTCATAGATTTAGTGATGTCAACAATTTTTTGCACCTGTTTTATCTCTAATTCTTTATCTTTTCTAGTGCTATCTTGCATATCGCTTGCAATACGCTGTCCTATGCTTGCACCTGCAATTCGTTCTTGTGATTCAATTCGTTCTTTCTCAAGAGCATCTTTAGCTATAGCCTTCTGGGTTTCAAGCTGAATCTTAGCTTGATCAGTCATTGCTCTTCTTTGAACATCAGCTTCTTTAATTTCTAATTCTTTTTGTCTAGCTAAAATTAATGGGTCTTGCATTTGTTCTTGTATCCTTTCTTGTTCTATTTCCGCAGCGTGTTTTTGTGTAACTCTTTCCGCAGCTTGTACAACGAGTTTAGATAGTTCTTTCTCTAAGTCATTTGGCAACTCTTCGCCAATTGGTGGAAGTTCAGTACCCAACTCATCTTCAATTTCTTTTCTGTATTGAAATGCTAAATGTTCTCTTACATGAGATTCCATTTCACCTTGTATCATTCCTGCTGCTGGACTTTGCTGTAACATTTGTGCAGTTTTTGGGTCTTGTAAAGCAGTCATATGAACAGTAATGTGTGCCTCATGGTCTTGGTATTCAAACGCTTGTGCGCCTTTACCATTAATAATATTCATATTTTCAGTAACAGGGTCTGTTGGCGGTATATCATCATCCATTGGTACTATTTTATCAGCATCATGTATTCCTAATGTATCAAGCATTTGTCTATGTAACTCAGGTAAATTATACATTTCAGGTGATTGCTGTGATAACTGCAATGCTGCTTGATACTGCATAATTCTTTGAGACATAGTAGCTGCATTAGGATCAGAAACTGGTAGTACATCTATACGATCATCAAAATCCTCAATCTTAATTTCTTGGTTAGCATCTACAGCGTAAGGATATTCAGGTGATGTAAAGTCTTTAATAACACCAACTAATATTTCAAATTCTTTTTTCATAGTAGCATGAAGTCTTGCTTGTATAGCTGACATTACTTTCATGCCGCGTTCTAGAATAGCTAAAGTAGTTCCAACAGGTGCTTGCTGATTCATATCACCAATTTTTAAATCAGAAAGACTGGCAAAGCGTCTACCCTCTTCTACAATATTGCCAAGCAATTGATATAAAGTAGCAGAAGGTTCTTTGTAAGGGAGGAATGTAATATTATCTCTAATTGCACCGCCCGGAACATCAACATCTCTAAACTCACCCGGCATAATAGGCGTGTCATCACCTTTAATTCTAAGTCCTCTAGCCTTTAAACCACCCGGAAGGTTAGATAAAGTACCTGCATCAACCAATTGTCTAAGTAAAGATGTAGCAGATTTTGCTAAACCACCTATTAAATGTATTAGTCCAAAGCCATAGAAACCAACTCCGGGCAAATACTGGTAATGAACAAAGTGCATTCTTCTTAAACGCGCCTCATCGTCTTCATAATAATTTCTATAAATACTTAGAATGATTCCACTTGGATAATCAATAGTAACTACATAAGGTAGTGCTATTCCTTGTTCGTCTTCAAAGTTAACTAAGTCTAGGTCTACCTGCATTTCTAACAGTGTGTGGCGATCATCATTGCTATAATTCTCGCTTGTACCCGTCATTTCATTGTATTTTCTAGTAATATCATTGATATTTGGAGAAGATTCAGGCAATTCTATATCTCTGTAGAACCCATTAACCTGCATCTTACGAATATCATTACTGTTCTTTTTCATTATTTGAGTGGCTCTTGCACAAGTTTGCAAATCGCTTGCACCATAACTTACAACAACATCCTCTGCTGGTACAAAAATACCGCAAGGTCTACCCAAATTAGAATCATAATAAACTTTACGAAAAGCTGAACCAGCTAATGGTAAAGAAAAAAGCATCTTTTCTGTTTCTGTACGATACTCAACCATCTCAGTGGTAAGTAAGTAGTTCATATAGTCTTGTACACGACTGGCTTGCTTTTCTTTTTCAGGAGTTGGCTTACCAACAATCTTTGTTTGAACTGGTCCAGATGCTGGAAATATCTCTCCAATGGCTTGAGATTGAAAACGAATCACTGCCTCACTTAGCATAGGATGAAATACACCGCATGCACCAGCCCAAGGAGCAGTACGCTCTTCAATCTTTAATCCCATCTGATCTAAACCTTTAATATAGGTTTCTTCCCAATCAGAACGAGACTCTCTATCGGCTTCGTATTGAGCAATTAGTTCACTACCCAATGCTTGTAAATCTCTTTCTTCAATAAAATTAACAAGGTTGGCATTAAAATCACCTTCGTCATCAGACTTTGAATTAGGATCAAAATCTATAATCATACCTCCGTCTTCGGTTTCAACAGATATAGACTCTGGATTTTCAATAGATAATGCTAAATCATCATCCTCAGTTTCTATCTCAATTTCATCCTCTAACTCTATCAAACCCTCTACAGGGGTTGCTGGACTTCGTTCTATAGCCAATTGTTTCTCCTAATAATAATCTGCGACTTTACCATGTTCTAATGGTTCATCTTCTTCATCTGAATACAGTGGTACAAAACCACCTTGTCTAAATCTTAACAAAGCTTGCGTGGTGCTATCAACTAAATCGTCATGTTCCATATTAGGAAACCCTGCAAACTCTTCTATTACATCTTCTGCCCATCTAGTCTGTGGACACCATACAATACCTGATGCAAATAAATCAGATACCGCATTTACTCTCGATATCTTATCATTACCTCTACTTGGAGTATACTCTGAAACCGGAATACCCAGCGCCCTTAATTCAAAAATCAAGGGTTGCCCTGCTGCTTTGGCTTCCACAATAAATGCGTCAGGACTATAGGCTTTATATTTTTCTAAAGCCCTACGCTTTAAGTCTGGAAACTCTAACCTTTCTTTATGGGCATCAAGCAGGATTAAGTTTGGAGCAATTTTTCCATCGTCTTTGTTCTCACGATAAAAAACTCCCCATGTTGTACAAGCTGAATAGTCAGCACGCTGGGTTTTTAAAAACGCTGTATCCCAACTTTGGATAACAAACTCACACTCAGGAGGCTCTAACCCTTCCCAAGTCTTCCACCACTCACGCTTAATTAGCGCTCCCTCTTCTGAGGTAGGGTCTTGTTGGTACTGAGCCGACCACTTTGATATAGGTAGTTCTGCTCTCAGTGCTTCTAATTCTTCTAAACTCCAATACTCTTCCCACAAGGGTCTATCCGATGGCATTATTGCAGGAAGTTCCATAACTTCACATTGGTCTTATCCAGCCCTTTTTAAGCTAGAATTTATAATTTTACCAGTTAACTCTGTTTGATGCCATCT